ATATGCTGCCATAAGCAGTGCCATAAGCTTGCGCCCATAACTTGCCATGCCTACCTGGTCATTGCGACGTTGCGCGCGTTCGTACCACAATGACAATAACTGAAACTCGTATTCTTGCTGTGCATTCATGGTGATCACTCCTTATTGCTTCACAATTGCTTCGATGATACCAAGCTCTTTACTGGTGACCTTGTATACCACGCCACCAATCATGTACCGTGCAAACACCACATTGCACGCAATCAATTTGCCGTAGTGTTCATTGATGGCAGTACGCACTGCCACATTACGGCCATTGGCGTAAATCTCGTGTACCTTGCCATCGATCATAATCATAAACTTTGACATGTTGTTCCTGCTTTCTGTGCTAGTGCGAATAACCTGCCATGATTGTACATCATTTTGATATACATTGCAATAGGCAATTTTGGCGCAATAAACCCCAATCATGTGTACAGTAGATTGGGGTTTATCTCGCGTATTAATTTTGGTACCACGCGCGCCAGCTGTGCGATCAAAATCGTTATTTAGTGACTGCCTAGACTAGCAATCAGATTGTAACACACAAACGCCACGCATGCAGTTTGCGTGGCGGTCCGTGGCGTTTGTGCGGCGCGTTGAAGTATGTTCGACAAATCGATTATAGCATAGGTTTACTGTGGTGCAACAGGCCATGGTGGTGCAGTCCATTCAGTCACATTAATCTGTTCAGGATAATCACGCAATGCCTGGCGATATTCACGCCACTGTGTTACCTGTGCTGGTGTAAGTGGTGCATCTGGCAGTTGCGTGTAGTCTGATTCTAGTAATAACTCATTGCGATAATTTCGCACATCGCGCATTGCCTGCTCTTGATCTGGCGAATCCACAATATAACTATCAGCTGGTGGCGTATCGTAGTAGGTGCCAAATTCATCACAATACCGTGTGGTGATTTGTGGCACACTGATAAATAATCGATAAATAATCATGTTTGGCTTCCTGTCATTTGCACAATGTGCAGTATAGGTGATTCATTATTTGTGCCATCTGCAGCCACATTGATATTTACATTTGATGATGGAATGACGCGAATCTGCAATACATCACCACTTGCAAAATATCGAATCATTGTGGCCACATGGTAATTGATTGTGGTAAATGAATATCCGAAATACCCAATGTTGACGGTATTGATGACGCGCTGTGTAAATAGCGTTACATTGCCAGACGTTTGCAGAAACACCTGTATGCCGTAATAGCCTGCTGTTGGTATGGTTATATCTGTAGTACTCCAAGTAAATCCATTATTGCGCGTTTCAGTTTGCCATGTAATCAGCGTGCCAGCAGTGGTAATTGCCTGTGATGCTGATCGTGTAAGCGTAATACAGGCACCTGCAGTTTCTACGCGCTGCAAATCCTGAATTTCGCTTATTACACTTGCAAGGTTATTGGTTATTAAGTTTGACATTTACCGATTCACTCCCATCATTATCAAACTTTAATTCTATGCCCTGCACCTTTTGCGTTATTAGCGTGCCATTATCATTGATGCTAACCAAATCACCAAAAAAGTAATCACGGCCATACTTCAATGCCGCGTTTTGTGTAAGCTTGGCTGTGTAACTGGTGCGTTTTTTTGTTTGTAATGCTAGTGCGCTATCACCCATACTATTGTAATTAGCAGTGGTGGTACCAGCTCCCTGATTGCGTGCATCTATGAAGTTTTCTCGATTAGATAACCCTGTACTAAGTGATGCAGGCCTGCTGTACATGGCACGTGCTAGTGATTCGCCACTGCCACCTAAAATAACATTGGTAAAATCTTGCAGTCTATCAGTGATTACTTGCAATTCTGCAATAGTGCCAGTGGCCACTGATAGAATTACCGTACTACTTCGATTGGTGCCACGTTGCCCTAAATACCACGTAAATGTGTACGTGGCTGGTGCAGTCCAGACCATATCAAAATCACCACCATTGCCTACAGCCACCTTCTGCATAGCATCTAAAAGATTTTGCATACTACAGGCAATGCTCACATTACTACCACCACCAGCACTGGCAGCAGTGGTCATGCCAGTTGTGCTGCCATTAATGATGCGTTGTGACGTGGTGCCAGTTACTGCCAAGGCCGTGCAATTGTAATTGAACAATGTTTTTAGTACGGTTTCAGCAGGCACTGCAGCAAATATACTTCTGTTTGCTACGTTGGCACGATATGCGACCAATCGATCAGCTAGCAGTGCCGTCATCGATACGGCCGTAATTTGGTAAATTGTTTGCGTGCTGACAATTCGCACAATCTTGCGAATCATGCCTGCAAATTCAACACTTGCAGATATGCCTTGTGCGCTGTCTTGACGCGTTACTGACACAATATACCCATATTGCAAATACTGTGCGTTAGGTGACGTGCTAGCCATGCTAAACGCCAAGCCGTCAATAGCGTTTACCTGCCTGCTGATTTGTAATTGCATATAATCCGTGGCTATGGTTTGAATTACGCCACTGGCATTGTAAATAGCCATCGTATAAAGTAGTGCCATTTAAATGCGCTTCACACTAATAATGCAGTTTGATACTGTTTGCCCTGTAACGCTTGACCATGCCTTTACATTTGTTGCCACACTACTGCCAGCAGTGACTGATAGGAAGCTTGAATGCGTGGCAGCAAATGTTGATCCGGTGGCAAACAGTGCTGCAGATTGTGGTGGATAAATGATTAAATTATCCATGGTAATGCGACGATTTCCTGTAGCACCTGCACTATATTGCACCTGTACCGAAAATAGATAATACCCACTTGTTAAAATGGTAATGGTTCCTGATGGCGTATCCATTGATATAGTGCCATCAGCACTATTAGTTGATGATGTGAAGCTGCCAATTTGATAATCAGTATTTGCCGCAGTTAATGCAGCAGTTCCGCCACTCATGGTGGCATAAATTGCTGGTGCCAATTGTCGTGTGGTGGCGTATGTATAGTATGACGCAATCGCACTTACAAGGCCAGATGCCACGGTAACCGTGCCAAGCGTAATATATGGCTGTGCAGCAGTGGTTAATTGTGCACTGGTGGCAAGTGCCAGCCGTGTGGTTTTGGTGGCAATGGTTGTGCCTGCCACTGATCGCGTTACGGTGACACTTGCGCCAGACTCATTTGCCAGGATAACTAAATTATAGGTACCATTCGCCACCACTCCCACTGCAATACTGGCACTGCTGGTATTCTCGTACAAATAGCCACCCGTAACAGTAGTGGTTCCTGTGGCCACCACTGCACTGCCATCTGCAATTGATAGCGTGGCAGTGCCTGTACCTGATTGTGCCAAATAGCTGCCTTGTAACAACACTCCGATACCTAACGTTTTTGCTTCGATTACCGTCATGCGTGACGAATCATAGCCTGCTGCAGGGCCATCACCCGTGCCAGTGGTGGCATACCCAATTGATTGTTCAGCCATGGTGGTTATACTCCTATAAATCGATCATTGTACGTAAGCGTTACTGCACTAGCACTGGTGCCAGCCGTGGCAGTAATTTGAATGTTATTCACGCCGCCAATAATTTGTGGCATTGGTGCCAGATTAAACGTGGCCAGATTTGATGCAGCACTGATGTTTGCCAATTGATTTGCGCCTGTTTGATCTACTACTGTTTTATATCCATAGCGTAAATCAAACGTATATGTGGTGCCAGCCGCAATGTTTACAGTTACCGTGATTGTATCACCCGTGCTGGTGTTCTGAATGATTAAACTATTCAACGGCCCTACTGCCACAATGTTTGGATATGAATTCCACGTGCCAGTATATGACACTTGCGTATTTACATTGACCGTGCCACTTGCGCCATAGGTCACTGGATATACTCGCGGTATTGGTGTAGGAGTGCCAAGAATTGCAGGTGTACCAGCAATAACGTTTTGTGCAGGATTGTACCAGGTAGGATCATCTGCACGCATCTGCACAATTGTTTTTACACTATAGCCTGATTTACTATCAACATCAAGTGACAAACCACCTAATATTTTTGTGGCAATGGCACGCTGTGTACCATCAGGCCGTGTAATCGTGAGTGTGCCAACCACGTTTGATGGTGAAAATATTGCTAGTAACTTATCTCGAATTGCATAATGGTCTGTAATGTTGGTGGCAGTAATGATTAATGGCAATTGTAATACACGCGGATCGAGGCGAAAATCAATATCCGAATCACCTTGTTGCAGCGACCCGCGTTGTGTAATTCGGTGTAGTGGTGCCATGCCAAATCCTAAATCACCCATATACCCAAACGTAAGACCTGACACCACATCATAGCCATTGAGTGTATATGTAGTGCCCTGTATGCTGTATGTAAGTGCGTATGCCACTATATACCACCTGCTAATATTTGCATGGCATTGAAATCTGCCATGATACTTGATTCACTTTGATTTGTATTATACGTGGCTGATAGCTGGTAATAATTCTGCACTGTTGCCTGTGCTGCATTCACCCCACTGCCTAGTGTGGCATTCATTGCGTTTGTTACGTCTGGCAATCCTGCCATAATGCCTGCTGCCATGCCTTGTGAAATAGGTCTGCCCACAAGATTGGCAAACACCTTTGATGGTGATGCAATTCCGAGTAATTTCATGGCCGCATCAAGTGCACCTTGTGCAACCTTTTTGGCGGCATCGGTAATTGCATCGATGCCGTTGCTAATGCCATGTGCAATGCCATCTGCAATGCTTTTTCCAACGGCCGTGGCCTGTGAAACAATCGACGATACAAGGCCGCCAATCTTGGCTGATACATCTATCACAAATGTATTGATGGCCGTTTGTACTGTAGTAACAAATGTATTAATTGCTGTTTGAATGGTTAACCACGCGCCTGCAAAATCACCTTTTAAGAGTAGGCTAATTGCAGACAATGCGCCAATAATCAGTGCCTGCCATGGCGTGATTATTGCCATCATGCCACTAATAACAATCTGAATATATGGCCATAAGAATTGAAACGCCTGCATTAATCCCTTTACCTGCATTGCCATACCGTTTATTGCCAGTGATACCACGCTAATCAGAATATCTCCCAACAAAATAAATACAGTGACAATGTTTTGTATGTAGCCTTGTGTTTGTGGTGATGCCAGTTGTTTTGCAATCACATTGTATAGTGCTGACAATGCAGGCTCTGCCACTGCATACAGATTACCAATGGCACTGGTAATTGGTGCAATGGCTGCCATAAATGAATTAAACCCTGTTTGCAACGATTTCAGTGTATTTTGCCAGTCAATGCCAGATACAAATTTATCTGATGATAAATATAATTTATCAATAGCAGATATGATGCCTGGCCAGTCAATTCCAGAAATAAAGTTTGCAAATTGCGTAACTAAATCACCAATGATTGGCACTAATACTTCACTTGCATAACTTCCAAAACGCACCAGTACTGGCAGCAGTGCCTCGCCTAACGTCTGCTGAATATCTGCAAACTGTGCTGCCAGCACTGCCTGCTGTCCTGCATAGGTATCAACAGCAGCAGCAGCACTGCCGCCAAATTCCTTGCCTAGTTCACCTAAAATAACCTGCTGTGCACCAGCCACATTGCCTGTTTCGACCATGGTTTTAATCATGGCCTTTTGGTCATCAGTAAACGACACACCCACACGCGACAATGCACTAATGCCTGCTATAGGATCGTTCAGGGCCTTACCTACTTGCAGTGCTGATGATTGCAGATCAGTACCCATGGCCTGTGAAATATCTGCAATAGCTTGCGTGGCATCGCCAAAATTTGCGCCTTTAATTTGCGTGAATGTAGCTAAAACATTTTCAGCACCTAAAATTGCATCATCAGAAAAAATGCTATTGCCACTGCTGGCACTCATGGCACCAGCCATATCTGCCATTTGCTTTGCAGTGAGGCCAGCTGCCATGCCAGTGGATTTCACCACTGCTTCAGTCTGTGCAAATATAGATTGGAATTCGCTTGCTTCTACAATGCTGCCTGATATGAAATCAGTCATCTTTGAAAATGCTGCACCTGCCAGATTAACTGCTGCACCACCAATGGCATGAAATGCACCAGTGGCAATAGATTGCAGCGCGCCAAAACCCTTGCCCGCTGTTTTGGTGGCACCGCCAACGTTTTCCACGCTGCTCGTAACTGCAGCAGCCACTGGCGTTACATCATCTTCACCTAAGAAACGAATTAGTACAGTGGTATCACTCATTTTTTCTTTGCCTTGTGTTCGTTCACTTCAGATTCAATGGCCATCAGTGCCAGGTGTTCAGAGATGATTTGCCAGTCTGGCAGGTTTGCTGGTGTGCAGTGATATATATCACGACACAATATCAATTCCAAATATTCAATAGGCATTGGTGCTTTGGTCCATAGGTGTGCACGCAATGCCATTGCTATTTTGGGTTTGTTTCACCTGATACACGACTCACAATAGCACTAATGATTTGCGCCAAATGACTAGCAGGCAAATCTTCAGCCTTGCGGCCGTCATCTACCATTACACACTTATTCATGATTGGTAGCAGTGCATCTAAATCATTCCCCTGGCCAGCCTTCACAAGGTTTGCCACATCACGAATAGTTAGTTTACTTGCATCGATGCTGTACATATGTTTGTTGTTCTCCTATAGTCGTATGTGGCATGGTGCCAGCCACGCCACACTACTGTGCATTGAGTATTAAACCGTGTGAGTAATGCTGGCACATCGTAACGTGAATGAACACATGATAGGGCCTGCACTTGATGCATCAATAGCAGGTAAATCAATTGCCGTAATTTGGCCAGCACTGGTAGCATACGAATCTGCACCAGCAGCGGCACCAGCTGGTATCCATTTGAGTGCAATCAACGTACCATTTTCAAATGCCGTCAACATGATGCTGTAGCCTTCAGTAAGAGATTCGGTATACAACACATTTACCACTACTTCTAATGGTTCGTTTTTGCCAACCGTTAGCACTGCATAGCTACCATCAAACGTGTATGCTTCGCCAGTAACTTTGGTAAGTGTGACCACGTCTACTGATTGGCTGCTTCCTGAAATATCCGTGAATGCACCGCTGCCACCCGTTTGGTAGCTAATGGTGGCGGCCGCTCCTGACATTGCGCCTGTGGTTTGTGCCATGGCTGGTAATCTCCTTTACTGCACAATCTCAACAAATGTGAGTGTGCAAATTACTCCGTGATAGTTTCGACCTGATCCTGTAACAAACTCAATTACCTGTGCACGTTGCGTAAGTAATGTGAGTGTGTATGTTTGACCTGATAGCTGGCGTGCCTGTTCAATGTATGCTGCCATGTATGCCTGGTACACTGCTGCAATATCCGTTAACCCCAACCCCATGCCTACTGCACGCAATAAACAGGTGTCTGTAATTGTCCATTCGGTATTCATTACGTGGCCAGCACCACCCAATGTTTGTACTTTGGTTCGCTGTGATGTCATGCCAACCGGTGACACAATCCGCGTTGGCAAATCACCAATTTCTTCACTATCTTTTAGTGTAGTGCCTGATCGCACCAGCACTGTAGTACCTGATAGCTGTACATTGAGTGATGTAATAGCAGTGATGATTGCACTAATGTTACTGGCCATTAGCTACGCTTCCTGTAGGGTTCGAGTGTCTGCTGCACGTCTGTGGGTATGCGTGGTGCCTGCAGGATAACGCCATCTGATGAGAGAATAGCGCGGTCACTATCAGGAGTGCCTTCGCGTGCACGATAAATAAAACTGCCTAGACGCAAACACGCTGCCACAATATCAGATGGTGGCGTAATCGAGTAGGCAAACCTACCAGTAATGGCAATGGCAATATCAGGAGTGCCAGTATAGGTCCAGATATAGCTGGTATTCATCTGAATCTTAATGGCATATGCTGGCGTGTAATTGGCAGGCAACAGTACCACCACACTGCCTGGCACGGTTTGACCATTGCCATTCACAATCGTTGTTAGCTGGCACAAATCGTAATCCAGCATTAGTGTATTGTTCATAGCGTCAACGTTGCCACCATACCGAAAATCAAGTGCATTGTAATACCGTGTGGTATCTGCAGGGCATTCAAAAATTCGATTGGTGTACGTTTCTACCATCGATTGTGCACGCGTGGCAGCATATCCAAGTTGGGTATCATCACTGGTACTGGTGGCACCAATGTATGATCGTAAATCTGCTGTACTGATATATGCCATAGTGGTTTATTCCTTTGGCAGACGTTTTACCCGTCGTGGTGCCTGCTCTTGTGGTACATCGATAGCTGGCACGTCATCTGGTACTAACACTGCACGATTGGTGGCAATCAGTCTGGTGCCTTCACTGGTGGTGACGTCGATAACATCACCACCAGTGTGTACCACCATGCGTGTGCCTACCATTCGTGCAAGGCTGTTATGAAGCTTTACACGCATATAGTATTACTCCTACGATGCAGGATTCACACCATACACGAATGCTTCAGCCTGCGTCACGTCACCACCCCAACGTACCGTACAGAAAATGGCAGTCTGATAATTCGCCTGGTACAGGTATGGATTGCGGCTGATTTCCAAACCAAGATTTTCCACAAATGCATAGTAATTGAAGTTACCAAACAAAATGGCCTTGGCACTGGCCCCCAATGCGGCAATTTTATCAGACACTGCCACCGGTTTGGTATACAGGCTGTTCATATCACCCATAGGGGTTGGTTGGAAGCTAAAGAAATTGCCAGTGAGTGCACGAATGGCCCCAAGCGTGGTGTTACGCATTACCCAACCAACGCTGCTGGTATCGTCTGCATACCATTCAGGCAATTTGTGTACGATGTTGAGAATATCGCTAGCGTCAACACCAGATACACTAGCCAACGTTTCCGAAACAGTGGCACGTGCCAAAATACCATAAGGTTGTGACGATCCCGTACCAACCAATTGATAGTTATTCAAGTGGCGTGCATATGCGCGTCCTACTTCGCGTGCAATGAATCCTTCAAGGTCCATGGCTTGATCACGCAACAATTGATTTGAAATCTTCATACCCAATGATGCAGTGTAGATGGTGATGGCACTGCCAGCAAAGGTTGGTTCATCTTCGTTGAATGCACTCGATTCAGCAACAAATGCAAAATCCGATTTTTCATCTTGATTTGCAATGTTGAAGATTTGGCCACTGGTGGTGTAGCGTTGCATAGGAAGCTTGGCACCAATCCAGGTTTCGTCACGGCGATCCGTAATTTGTTTGGCATAGTCTTGTGGCACTAAGAAACCACCGTTTGCATTGGTGCCTTCTACTAATACGGCCTTGGCAGCGATTTCGTCACCAGTACGCATCCAGTGTTTAAGTGCATCCATTTGGTCATTGCTGTTACCCATGGTGGTAAGCTTTTTGGTAGCTGGTGCATTGCCTGCAATAACGCCACCACCTTTTACAGGTTCGCCTGCCATTTCTTCGATGGCGGCCTTCACTGCATCCTTAATGATTTGGTCTGACATGGTTGTAGATTCCTTTGATGTAAGTGTGTGTATATTGCTACTGGTATTTGCAGGGCCGCTGTTGCCAGCCTGTGGCACTGCCTTCATATCAGAAATAGCCATGGTTCGTGGTTCTGCTGGTGTAGGGGTTAAACTAATTTCTCCTACAATCCAGCGTTTCAATTCGCCACCATCACGCACCACCAAATGTGATAGTGCACCTGTAGATAATCCTAGCACACCACGTTTTACCAGTGCCATCACCTGCTGTGCATATTTGTGGCGTTTGTCAATTTCAATATCAACATCGATGCCTTCGCTATCAGGCTGCCACATCTTCACCGTGCCAATTTGTGACTGCAAATCTGATAGGCCGTGATCATAATACACTGGCATGCCAACGAATGATCGTGTATCACCAAAATCTGTTTGTGCAGTGAATCGATCCCCCGTTAAATCTTTGCCACCAAACACCACGCCACGGCCGCGTACCACATATTCTGATATTTGTTTGACTGCATACTTCATTGATTCATTCCAATCAGCTGGCGTGCAAAATCTCGCACTGATTTGGCCATCTCATCACGCCATGCCTGTGGCAGTGCTGCAACAAAATCTGGTCCTTTGCGTTTGGCCAGTGCAATTAGTTTTGCCTTAAATTCCTCAAACGTTACATCACCTTTATAACGGCCCCATGTTGACACTGCTGCTGGCACATCATCTGGTGTAACAATTGGGAAGTTTCGTGTATCAGGTAATACAAAATCACCTGCTGGCATTGCTTCGCGTTCTTTTGGCGTGGCGTTGCGATCAGCAGCAGTGCGAATGGCCATCATTGCATCAGGTTCGTATTCGTACATTTGCATGCCAACAGGTTCTGCTGATTCCTGCATTGGTGTTTCTGCCAGCTCTTGTACATCCATTGGTTCTGCCATCATTACAGCACGCAATTGCCAGCGTAATTTTTGATGGTACATTAAACGGTCCTGCAAGAAGTTTTGCACGCCATATTGCATCACTTCACCAGCCATCATGATTCCACCATTGATGCAGTCAATGATGTACAGGTTATCCATGCTAATGCTGGCAATGAGTACATCTAGTGAATCATCAGCAGTGGTGGTATCGATTGGTTGGTGCATGGCTAATTGAAACAACGTTGCTGGTGCCTTGTAATCGAGTGCACGCAATGTTTCGGCAATGCCATCAATCGCATCATCAAGTGCTTCATAGATTTGTTCAAAAAATGCATGGTATTGTGGAAAATCTTCACCTTCCACATTCCAGTGTGCAGCGTGTGTTTTGTATTGCAAAAATACCGTATTGGCTAATACTTTGCATACTTCCATGGCCAAATCATCTTGTGTGGCTTTTACTGCCTTCATTGGCACTGCTGGCACCATTCCCATCATTGGTGATGGATTTGGCATACCATCATCACCCAATGCCACCATGTGATTTACCAAATCTTGTGCAGTTTTGCGTGCAGTGCGAATGATTTTCATATCCGCTTCAGAGTGTCTGCTACCTGCTTTTACTTCCATCTTGTTTATCTCCTTCAAAATCGATTGCACCCAATCCCTGCCTGCATCGCCACCCCAACCATGCCATGCCTGCCAGCCACGGCCCTGATCATTCCATGTGCTGCCTTGTTTATCCACTGCATGGCGTGCAAAATAACTTGCCATGCGCTGTACTGTGTCGAGTGATACAGGTTCCCTATTCGCCAATTGCCGTGCACGTGCCAACCCAACCAACGTCATGCCACGTGCACTTGCAGGTTTTGATTCGCGTACATCAAGTGCCATCTGTGCATTGCGTGCCACGTCTGCTGGTGGTCTGTACGTATCTGCCATGTGCAATCCTTTGCTAGTGTAGCATTACGAAAATGCATCTTTTACGGCCTGATCTACCACTGATTTAATCTTGCCACTATCTTCCATACGCTTGGCTATTTCGTCAGTGGTTAACCAACGGCCCTGATGTATTGGTGCCTGCTTATTGCCAATTACATACTGTGCATAGCTGGCAGTGCTTACTGCCTGTGCTTCTGCAATAGTGCCACGTAGTACCAGGTAGCTTCTATTCAGCTTCTGTGATTTGCCTGCACCACGGCCGCGTACATACGGTATTTGGATTGTGCCCTTCCTATACCCTGCCATTACAAACTTGCGCTGCTTATCACTGACAAATCCAGGTGCACTGCCACGTGCTGGCGGTGGTGGGTCGTTCAGAATTAGTTCAGTTACTGCAAGGCCTGCCACCACTGGCAATACATCTTGCTGTAATTGTCTAACCTTCTCGATTAGATGCAGTGTGGCGTTCTGTACTTCAATGCTAAATGCCATCTATTCACCTGGCCCTATGATTGGTGATTCCACCAACACTAACGCAATAGCACACCTGCAATTTACGTGTGCTGGTGGCCCTGCAGTCACTTCTACTGGCCATTGTGCCTGCAGTAATCCATCATAATCTTTGCAGTCATCACAGATGGTTGTGTCATTTTCTGCAATCCAGATCATAGTGGTATTGATGCCAGCCTGCAGTGCCTGATTCTGAATGGCAAACGTTTGCTGTGCTGCAGCTCGTGTGGGTTCAGTGAATGCAATGCGTTGTGCACGCAAATCACCAAACATGGCTAATTGATTGCGAATATCATCAACGGTAATGCCAACCGTGGTTTGTGCGTTGGTAATTACACTGCTGATGTAATCACGTTCAGTGGCTGATAGGTCCTGCAGGAAGGGTTGCCAGTAACTATCAATATAGGTATTCGCCTGATTGGCAATGCCTTGTTTGATAATCTCATCTCCTACAACATCAGCCATGCCAGGTATGGTGCGAATGCGTTCTGCACCTGCATCTAATACCAGCTGTGCCACATTGTCTGTAAGCACGTCACGCAAATCCGTGTCAATGGCTGTATAGTCACCATTGGCAATTGCTTCTGCATTCTTATCACTCCGCGCTGCTAACTTCTTGGCTATGGCGTCGTACACCTTGCGTTCAGCTGGTGTGAGATCAGCCAATGTGAGTGCCTTTATAAAGTGAAACACGTGACCTATATCACTCTTTTTTTTTACGCCTTTTAGTTCTGCATAGATAAAATCAGTCATGTATCGTGGCAGTGTATCTGATTCAAACGTGGCAGCAGCATTGCCTTTTTGTTTGTAGCGTTTCACGACCTTGCGTTCGTATGCTTCCAAGTCTGCAAGTCTACTGGCCTGTACTGCTTTTACATCAGTGAGTGATTCATCAACAATTTCTGCACCTGTATCAACGTTGATACCAGTCACATCAGGGCCAGTGGTGGTAGGTGGCACGCCAATTGCCTCATCAATGTTGTCATAGCCTAGAATTTTCATGGCACTGCCAAGTGGTATGCCAGCCTGTACCAACTGCAGTAGGCTGCCAGCTCGTTGTGCTTCGTCTGTTTGAAATACGTCTAACGTTTCAGGAGTGAAATGCATTTTGTATTTGAGTGGTGCAAATACCTGTTGATTTAGTACACGTTGATAAAATGCCAACCGTGGCACAATGGTTTCACGCCAAAATGATTGGCGATCACTATCAGCCGTGGCATAGTTCGCTGCACTTGCTTCTAGCATGGTACGTGGCACGCCAAACGTGGTAGTAATGTTGGTAGTAACGCGTTCTTGCAGTGGTACAAGTTCCATATCTTTTAACGGAAAGGTAAGAATTTGGGTTTTAACATCGCCACGAAAAAAGAAGGTTTTGAATGCATTCGAAACATTCTCTACACGTGACCGCCAATCAGATTTAAGCCGTTCATATTCTGGTGGCGTAATGGATTTGTCTAGACTCATGATTACTGCAGGCTGTGCACCATGTTCAAAAAATGCACTGGTAAACCGTTCCAGATAATACGCAAGCTGTGCAGATTGCAGTGCTACACCTGCTGGTGCAATGCCGCCGTATACATCATCTCTAATCGATGGTTCGCGCCAGTACACAATTTCATCAATAGTCCAAGGCCCGTATATCTTGCCATTGATGTTTTGGCTAAATCGAATCCCCGTCATTACGTTGTCTGATGTTTGCAATTCAGGTTTGTATTCAACCTGTACTGATTTAGGATTCAAGAATTGAAACCCGTACAATACACGGCCACGATATAAGCGCAACCAAAATGCAGTGCCAGTTAGGAGTAGTGCACGTTCTGTTTGCTGAATCAGTGAATCCATTGGCGTGGCAAATGGATAATCAACGTTCACATCATTGCGTTCCAGTACAAATGGCACGGTGCCTAGCGCGTCTGATCGCAAATTGATAGCACGGTATAGCATTGGCACTTTTTCGTATGCATCAATGGTGCCGTATAATTCGCCAGCCTTCTTGGCAACACTGTACCAACCTGGTATGGCCTCGATCGCTTTATAAGTCATTGTGCATTGCCTTTACTACCACTTACATAAAATCATACATTACGCTACCATCGCCTAACATGGCATTGGCACCACTCACTGCATCCACCATATCATCATGGCTGCCATACGGGAATGCCACAGACTCATCAATGAATTGCTGGCACCATTCGCCACGCACCACGCGAATCATATTCTGTTCAGCTCGAGCGGCCCATGGCATAGCGCGATGCATCTTATCCTTTGTGACGTGATAGCCAACCAACGTAACGTGTGCTAATTCCTGCATGCGTCGCAATTCCTGCAGGCCTGCCAAACCATGCAGTGCTTCCTCAACACCTTGCGTGGTATCGTCTGCTTCTGATCGCATTACATCGATCATAATCTTGCGTACATCTGGCCATTCAGCCTTGATGCGTATGCCATCAGCAATGTACATGATGCCATCATCTGCCATAGCCACACGCACACTAGCAGTATAGTCTGCACTATCTCGCACACTGGTGGCCAAATCCCAATAACGATACCACTGCAGGTTTGGTGGTGGTGCGTCTACTAACGTAAACCACTGACGTTTGAACAGTGCACCAGACAAATCAACAAACTGGCCGTTTGCTTCCTGTTCAAACTGTTCACTCGTATAACTTGTGCGTAACGTGTGGATAAATGAATCGGGCAAAAATACATTGTCTGTGGTTTTGCTATGTATCACTGCATAATCAGGATTACTGCTGCCATGCCACAAATCGTATATCCAATTACGGCCGCGTGGCGTGGTAGTAATCCATGCCTTGCCTGGCATTTCGCGCAACGTGGCAATGGCAATCTGCCACGCATCGATGTGCATCATGGCTGCTTCGTCAAACCATATCCAACCAAGATTGGCACCACGCAAGCGATCAGGATTGTCTGCACTCCTTAGCAATATTGTTCTGTTGCCATGCAGCACAATAGTGCCTGTGCTGATGTTATGCGTTTTAAGTATGCCAGCAGGCCGTGCAATATCTAATAACATCTTGCGTGGTCCATCACGTAGCATTGGGTATGTTGGCGCAACGATCATGCCAGTGCTATTTGGTGGCATGCGTAGCACTTCGATTACACCAGCTCTTGTCTTGCCACTGCCACGGCCCCCAATAAAGGCCCGAAACCGTGCTGTGCTATTCCAAAACATCTCCTGTGGTTTCGTACACTCGCTGTGGCGTAACGTCCTGTATTGTATTTGCGTTGTTGATGATTGCTGGTACACGTGGCGTGCCAATCTCTACTACATAATCATGTGTGATGGTTTGCTGTATCTCTTGACGCTGCCTATACTCTGCTGGCATGTGTCGATTCGCCATGGCCATCAGCAACATATCACTGCCAGCAAATGCACGCTTCTTTATTTCACGTTCAATGCTGGCATTGAATAACGCCACTGCATTATCACACTGCGTATTAAAATCATGATCTGCATTCATGTGGTGGTATACCGTTTGTCGTGATATACCAGCCTTTTTTGCTGCTGCTGCTATGTTGCCTTCAATTGACAAATGTTTGCAGTACAAATCACGCCATGCTGCATCTCGATTTACGCCATCTTTTTTTATCGTGTCAGATGCCATAAATCATACCTACCTTTACATATCACTTCTTTAGTTGTCATAATGCGTAATATTACATTAATAGTAGTATTAATAATAATTATGATAGGTGCATATTCATGCATTGTGGGTTCGTCGAGTAATGCCATTGCAATACTGGCAATCAACAGCAGTGCATTGATCCAAATCGTTTTCGATTCATACCATGGTTTCATGTGAGTTACTCCTACTTCATATAATTCAATATAAATACTAACACGCCATACAACGCACTGATGGCCATCAGTACACCCTTCCATTTGGTCTGTTCTTGTTCTAATTGGCTAATGCGTGCTTCAAGTGATGCAAACTTTGCGTTGCCTTCGTCAAGTCGTTTGGCAATGTAGATAAGATGCGTATTAATTTCTGCTAGTTGTGTTTCTACAGTGCTCATGGATTGGTATCCTGTACAAACCGTGCACGCAAATCACTACGCACTACATTCATATCTATCATAGCACCAGGGCATGTTTTTTTGCTACCTGTTTCACGATGTCCGAGTACGGTATTTTTTGATGGCTGCAGGCCACGCCATCGAAGCAACGTTTCTGCCACATGGTACATGGTAGTGCGTTGTTTCTCTGTCCAGTCATGATGATCGAAATAGCCAACCATCTCAATACCCCATGATTTATTATTCCACATGGCGGCGTGTGTGCCTGGCTCGTTGATGGCCGTCATTTGCCAGATACCATCTGGTGCAATGAATAGGTGTGGGCCACTGGTCCAGCCAAGGCCGCAATAGTAATGCATCATGCCTTGCATAGTGGCCAAACCACGCCACTGGTATTCCTGTGGCGAATAGGTATGGTGCATGACAATTGCTTTTGCCCAATTGGCAATACTACTATCATATGAATAGACGTGTGTGCGAAAATCTTCTGCTGATTTCCACTGCCTGAAATCGTGGCGAAATAGTGCATCTGGTGTGGTCATGGTTTCACCTTTTTGATGTACACGGCCAAATCATTTAGGTAATCTTGCACTTCTTGAATTGACGATTTGCCAGCCAAAAAACCCATGCGAATCATATAATTAATATCCCATGATTTTGTCCATACCAGATCAGCTACCTGATTTGGCGTAAGCAGGGTATTCACTTGATTTTGCAGTGTTGCTACCTGTTGCTCTAATGCAGTAACGCGCGCTTTTAATTTTTGCGTATTATCCATGGCGCTATTTGCGGTATCTTTTGCATTGTTGGCAATCGAAGCAGCATTATTTGCCGCATTGTCTGCTGCAGTAACGCTTTGCTTTACGGCGTTGAGTGATGATTCATCCACGTTGACCACGGTGCTGGACGGCGTGTCGCTGGGATCTATGTAGCCCGCAATCGGCTGATACCATTGTTGACCGTTGCTATCAACGTAACCCAAAAATAATTGCTTATTGAGAATGACCAAGCTACCAGCGGTGCCAGGAATAAACCATACAACCTGTGGCTGCCCACCTCTAACGGTGCGTACCACGTGCGGCCCCCATGGCCCCCCTGCTGTCGTACTACACACGGTAACCTGAAACGTGGTGCCCGTTTTGTCAATCACAAAGCTACAGCCGCTGCCCGAGTAGGATGCGTTAATCATTGGTAGTGGCGTTGGTGGTTGTGTCATTGTGTTACTCCGAATAAAAACAGCCATGTATACATATAGTATACATGGCTGTTATTTCATGGTTTGGCGTTACATTTCAAGTGGTGGCAGTGTTCATATATAGTTTTCGTAATCCTCTTTATAGTCAATGCTGGCATTTACCCAATGCCGAAAATGATCCAGGCATGGCTTATAGTCATTGCCATTAAACCACCGTGATGCATGATGGCAGTAATCATCACCATCTGTGACGTATCGCCAGCAGGTATCATCTATTGATGTTTCTGCATAGAAATCCAGGATAGCCACGCTATATATGAGATGCTCACTTCTATATGTTTCAAACCCTTCAAATCCATTGTCGTACTGCTGCCATGCAGTGAGTTTATGTAGACTGGCCAAATTCTTCATAAAATCATGGTCAAGTGCAGTGCGATAAATACCATCATCACTTGTACGCACCTGTACGCCATCAATAAACATTTGTGTTGGGTTCACTGACCATGACAACAAATGCTCTTTACCATTGAATTGCAATTTACTATTCCACATATTGTCATGTTTGGTAAATGCCACTTCTTGACGAAATATATACATACGGTATGTTTCGGGTTTTGGCGTGTATGGTTCGAATATAAATTCATTCATTGTCATTTCATTACTGCCTTATCATTCGCATCGATATACAACCACTGCTGCCAGCATGATTTACTACTTGCCCAATGACGCCAGCCATGGCCATCATTCCATAGGTATACAAACGTGTCGTATTGATTGCGTGGCGTGTCCTGCTCTGCATGATCATACCCATTTAGCCACATATACGTACTATCATTAAACTGCCAGATGCCACCATCATTTGTGGCACTCCTGGCGTGCAATGCATAGCTACCAAACGTGACTGTGTCGCCACTCTCACACGTGGCAATGGCCACTGCTGCTGGGGTCACATTGAGTGGTGTCACGTGGCAGGTGCCTAGGCTGCAGGTTAGGTATAAGAGTAATGTAATCATTACTTGCCAGCCTTCTGCTGGTGCCATACCCACATCACAAACTGCAATGCCAGTATGGTTATGCATCCCGAAATAAAGTATTGATTTAGCCACGCCATGAGTATTGCCAAGATTCCTAGCAATACTGCCAACACGCGAATTTGCTTCACTAGTTCCATTTTGTCTACTCCTATCATATAACGCCATGCATATCATATATCAATATGATATACATTGTCAATTGCCTATTACTGCATTGATTGCATCATCAATGGTTTTTACTACCACTGGTGCACGGCCGTTCCATTCTCTATACCACTGCTCTTGCCTTACATTGGGTTTGCCTTTGGTCTGCTTCACTTCGAGTAGATGCGTTACGCCATGAAACCCTACCAGTAGATCAGGCACACCGCTGCCTACTTTATGCAATAGCACTACGCTGGCCCCAATCTGGCGCAATGCCTGCACAATCTCGTTTTGATTATGGTCTGTTTTAGCGTTTCTCATAAATTTCTTTGCAACTCCTTTAGTAATTCGGTATACATGCCAGTGGCCTGGCACCAGCTGATGATTTCACTACGCACAAAATAGCCATGCATGCTACACGTAGATTTTGGGAATCCGTATGCCTTCTGCAAGTGGCCTAATTTGCCTTGATACTCACCAATCATATGCACTACTTCATTACGGTATATATAGTGATGATCCCATTCACTAGCAAAATCACGCCACCATAAATAGTTTGGCATTTGTGGCGTAATCTTGCGTGGTAGTACATACCTGTAGTGCTTCAGCCACTCGCACACTGCATCACGTCTGTACAGATTGCCAATGCCATATCGATGGATATACATCAGCACTTCAGGCACGACACGGTTTGGCCACTCTTGACGCGCTGCATAATCCATTACTTTTGGTGCATAGAAATTGATTTCTTTATTTGATATATATTCCTGCATGGCATTGGCGTGTATCTCCTTTAGCCAATAGGCACACTTGCTTATATCCTCGATGCGAAATATATTCCCTGCTATCAGCCATTCATAGAAATCTACAGGATTCACTGTGACGTTGCGTGTGGTTCGCACCAGTGTTGATTTCAGGCCTAGCTGTTGGTACCAGACGCGCACCTGTTCACGTGCCATGTGCGTATCATTGGCAATATCCTCGACACAATAGCCAATCATTGCTGATGATCGAATGCCTAACTTTTTTGTACGAATCTGTACGGCCGCAATGGTTCTGCCAAGCTTTTGTGCAATCACTGGCCACGGTTCCTGAAACGCCATAAACAGCAAATACTTTTCTTCTTGTGCAGTCCATGGTTTGTAATCGACAATCAAATCAAATTTGTGCAGCCAGGTATACACGGTATCTGACACACACCCTAATTCTGTTGCAATCTCCTGTGCAGTGAATTCTTTTTTGATGTAGTGCTGCAGTACATGCTTTTTTGTCCATGGTGGCGTGTTATCGAATTTGTGTAACTTTAGAAACCGTTGCAGCGCATGGCCACCAACCTGCAGTATTTTGCAGGTGCCACGTATGCCGTGCTGGCGTACTAAATCAAATACGGCCTGTGGTTCCATATCGTGTATTTTGCTTCTAATACTCATGATAGGCATTCCAGTGTATCAAGTGCGTGTAATTTGTCTTGTAGGGCCTTGCACGTGTCCTGCAATTGCAGCACTGCTGATAGTGCATCGCCCTTGCGTTTGGTGGCTGCAATACGAATAGCAAAATCACTGTGTGCCAATCGATGTGCGGCCATTGCTTCTGTAGTGTTGCCAGCTCGTGGTAGATTAATTTTGATTTTGTAGATTGCATCAAATCTGGCAGTGTCGTTATCACTTAGTCGTTCGATGTTACTCGCCAGGCCATCACCAATCACTGCCAGCATTGTTTTGAGTCTGGCACGCACTGCAGGTACATTGTTGCGACAAAATCCACATAGTGGCACGCCATCATCATTTGGCATGAATTGATCACTGCAGCCAATGCACTCACTGTTCAGTCGTAACTTGTTCATTGTTTGTCCTTTTTTTCTTCAATTCCTAGAAATACTGGTTTACTGGTTTACACATTGCCAGATTACTGCACTGCAATGCCATAAACCTTGTAAACCACCCTAAATCCACCCTGGTTTACATGGTTTACATATGTAAACCATGTAAACCACGTAAACCACTGTAAACCGTGTAAACCCGTGTAAACCACCTAATTGCATAGTTCACTTACCACCCGTTTTTGCATCTCGCCAATGATGCCAATGGCATTGAGTATTTTGGCTAGTGCATAGTGATCTTCTTGTGCATCGCTTTTGGCCAGTACACGCATCTGTGCAAGTTTGTGTTCAGGTAGCATAGTTAGCATGCTGGTAGTAGGCAATGGTGCCTGTGGTGGCGTTATAGGTGCCACTGCTGGCACTGCATCGATTACTGGCGGTGTGTCATCATAGCCAACAGGTATTGTTTTGTTCTTGACCACAAAATATTTTGCGTTCGCGTCCTGCTTAACCATGCCAGCTGCCTTTAATCGTGTAAGCATCTTGTGCGTGTTCTGCCTGCTCTTACCTATTGCGTCTGCAATATCCTGTGGCCTGTAGTGCAGGCCGTTTTCTAGTAGCTTCAATATATCGCGGCGTTCTGGTGATAATAGGAATGATTCATTATCCCCAATGACCTCGTGCATTGATTTTGCATCATTCCATTGCAGGGTTCGCTTATCGTCTGCATCAATATCACGACCACGCACTAGAAATTCAGCCTGCTGTGATTTGTCATCATCTCCGCTGATCCGTGACAATATCCACATGCCAGACACGCCACCAACCAACCCTGTGGTGCCTGATATTTCGTCAAATGCATCTTCTGCTTTTGATTTACGTGTGTGATGGATTACCAGAATTAAACAATGATGTTTTTCTGCCAGCACGTTTAATGGCTTCACTGCATCGTAATCTTCAGTGTAGGGGTTCGCATTCTTTTGGCGTGGTGCACGTATGTTTTCTAGAATATCGATCACGACCAGCACACAATCTTTTTGATGTGTTAGCCACTCATCTAATTCTTTGACTGCTTCTTCACCCTTTGACCACTCATTGACTATGAATAGATTGTCTGGTAGTGGTTCGTCATTCATTTGCATCTGGCGCAAACGTGATTGCATACGTCGTTGATTAGATTCAAGATCCATATACAACACACTACCTTGTTTGGTAGCGTATTTGCCAAGTGCATTACGGCCGTATGCCACACACAAACTAACACCTGTAGATAGCCATGATTTACGTGCCTTTGGTTTGCCTGCAAATAAAATACACCCTTCAGGCCCGAATTCCTCAATTACCATCAGCAGTGACTGAAATCGTTTTGCATCTAAATCACGTGCACTGATTATTTCGCGCTTCACTACATACTCAATCGTTTTGTTCAGTGGTCCTGTCATGATTGGTAGTGCTGCCAGCTCGTGCATGGTAGTGACCTGGTACAGATTGCAATAGTCTGCCAGATCACCACCTTTACCCAATCGCATATCGATGCCATACGCATTCATCTGTGCAGATTTGAATTGTGCCAGCAAATCATTGGTGGCACTTCTGCCTGTATTGTCACAATCCAACGCAATGATTATTTGACCACTTGACCACCAATTTTGCAATTCATCTAGCAGTGATGCAGGTAGCACGCGTTCGCCACCACCAGCCATGGTAACTGCAGGTATGCCATAGTGCTGTGCTACCACTACTGATGCCTCGCCATTGGTGTACACCAGTGGTAGATTATTTGCACGTGCCATCTGCACTGCTTCGCGTAACTTGTACCAGCAGGATTTAAAACCCGTGTCACTGATGTATGTTTTTGAATCCTGATAATCAAGAAACCTGTAGCGCGTGCCATTGTCTGTGCTAATTGCCATTGCAGGCCGTCTATTTTTCTTTGTGGCAGTCCAGCCCGCTTTTTCAAATACAGACCATTCTATGCCCTTCTGTGTGGCGTAATCGTGATGATCACGGTATGCACGTTTGCTGGTGGTTATTTCTTTGGCTGTATCGATGCCAAGAAAATCTGCCAGCTGGTATAGGGTTCCTTTTTGACCTGATACAAAATCGACAAATGCGCCATGCTCATCATCATCAATGAGTAGTGAAAATGAATTGCTATCACTTCCCACACGGTATGGTGAATTGCATCTGTACTGGCCTGATTCGTTTGGCACTAAATTGAGTGCCTGTAGTACCTTCTGTGCTGTGCTCATTTGAAATACCTACTGATAAAAAATAGACTGCATACAAGAGTGTATGCAGTCTATCATGAGATAACTAAATACTAAAATGATAGGCTATCATCGTCTAATGGTTGTGGTGTGTTGGTGGCAGGTTGTTCTGCTGCCACGTTGCCACGTCGCTTCGTATGCCAGCCATCTTCCACAAGGCCATTACGCATATGCAGGCCGTATTGCATCAGCTCTTTGCCTACATACAGACGTGTGAGTGTTTCTCGATCAGCAGCCTGTTTGATGCCTTCTAATACAATATCGTGTAGCACGGTTTTTTGCTGGCCTGCACCAACATCTACAAATATTGGATTACCTTTTGCATCATAGCTACCACCAACAGGAATCCAAAACGCCCATGGTGGTAGTGGTGCCTTGGCTGTTTGGTTTGCTACCTTGTGCACAAATTCATTGTGTTCTGATACCACACTATTTTTGGCACCAATCACGCGGCCTGCAGTCCAGCCTTTGCAGGCAAAAATAACAGGTTCCTCGAAACCATGCAACAAACATACCACTTCAGTATAGATTTTCAAACCCTTCTGCCAGTGGTCATGCCAGGTATACGTACCTGCATCATCAACGCTAAACGCTTGCGATCGCTTCAGCAGCGGTGCAAACATCATTGATTTTGCCTGCCAGCCACCATCATCATACAAATCTGATTCTTGCCAGCCATCTGGTGGTGTTGGCATGCCATCAGCCTTGGCATACCAGCGGCCAAACTCTGCGACCTTGCCAACCTTACGGCCATGCGCCCAACGAATCCGTGGCATTTGGTCTTTGTCTTCTTGGGTTTTCCATTCCATGCCTTGTGCGTCATCTTGCCAGCTCATTGCGTTTCTCGTTTCTTTCGTCTTGTAGATACATTGTGATTGCGTTGCGTACCACATCAGATAATGTGGTGTGTGTGCCTTGCCTGGCCTGCTCTGCTATTACCATCAGCAGTGCCAGGTAGATTTGGGTATCGATGCGAACAGCCATTAAACGTGTTTTGATGTTTCATCACCTCCTAACGTATAACAATTATACACTAAAACAAACTAACTTGCACAACCTTTTGCACTGCTGGCGTGTTGGGTATTCCTGCATGTGCAATCTGGTGCCACTGTGCATCTGTCAAATCACGATCATTGTTGCGATAATCTGCCACATAATTGCAGATATTCAAGGCCACTACATCAAGAGTGGAAGTAGTGCGAATATCTACAATCAGTTTGCCAAACTCCGATAGGCGAATAAACCCATGGTCATCAAATGGCATTACTACAATGTAGTGATCGCCAACCCATTGAGAATAATATCGATAGCCATCTACTGATGCAAAATAATCCATTGCTACCTTCTTGGCTGGCAACACACAAGGTTTATTTGTGTGTTACCAGATTGCAATTAATCGCGCTTCATAAACTGAATAGCAGAATCCCAGCCTTTGGCGAATTCCTCCTGCATCATCTCGTAATGCCAGCTAGCAATTTTTTTCTCGTACCACACCATGCACTGTGCAATGGTGACTGATACACCCATAATCATGGCAGTGATTGCCAAACCAACAAATATTGTGTTCATTACTTTGCCTTCGTGATTCGTAAACCACCAGCACGCGTGGTTTCTTTTTTGCATTCCATGATTTTCTTGGCAGTGCTTAATTCGCCATTCTCGATCAGCTCGTACAGTAACGCATCAATGCTTTTGGTGTCGTAACTGTGGCTGGTAGTTGATTCTGTTACCATTGCCGTGCCAACTTGTGCCAGCTTCACATTGCCACCCATGGCAATCGTCAATGTTTCGATATTGCGACGAATATCTTTTTGCGTGGCTTCGAGTGCAGTAATTTCCGAATCAATTTCAAAATAATCACGCATCGATGCTGCCAACAATTCCTGATCTGTGCTGTAGTTATTAGTCATGATTTAGATTCTCCAATCGTGCTACATACTGATGTTTGTCTAACGTTACGCCATTGCCATAGTACATCGTGTTTCGCCACACGCGCCATTCGCCTTGACTGTCACTGAATAAAATGTTTTCTACATACTTGGAGCGATAAAATACGCTGCCATCAGTGCCAGGTGATGAATGCCACTCCACGCCACCAGCCATGAAACCCGTTGCACGTACCACGCATACCGTACCAACTGGCATTGGGTATGCAGCGTCAATGTACGTGGTGGTGGTTTTGAGATGATTAATGAAATTACCCATACTGCCATCAGCCTGATGCACCATTGGCAATACGTGCAGCCACTGTGCATCTGTCATGATGATAAACCGATTATAAATAGTGGTCATACCTGTGCTATTCCTATCTTGTATAATGATCTGGCGAATACCTGTGCTCGTTCGCTTTGGGCCTGCAGTGTGTTGTTCCACTGCAGGCCGTGTTGTGCCTAGAAATTACCCAACTCGTAATCCATACGCAAATCCGCCACCATTTTCATTGCGTCTTGTTCAGTGCTGGTGGTGAATGATTTGGCCGTATTGCCTGCTACCACTTCCACCAACCACTTGCCTAATTCACGATACACAAACCATACAAACTTGCCATTACGGCCGTGTGCCATCAGTTTTAGATTTTCTGGCATTGCGCTGTGCTTCCTTCCTTTTCTCATTTAAGGCCTTAAATATTGGTGACGTTAGCAGCATGATTACCATGCTGGTACGTGTTAACCCCTTATATTCTGCCAATGCATCGATGCTATCTATCATCACTGCTGGCAGCCGTAGCATAATCATTCGCTTTTTATCAGACATTGAAATTACTCGCATTAAAATCAATGTGATCAATGATTACCTGCAGGCCGTACAGTTCCAGCTCTTTCATGATGTGCTGTGCATTACCCCATGTGCTGCTATAAATCTTGCCATTGGTTTCTTCAGTCATGCACCACCAGGCACCATCTTGCCATAGTGTGATGCCAGTCATCTCACCATCATGCACCACCATTGCACACCACACGCGTTTGCAGTTTTCTGGCGTGCCGATCACTTCGCGTTCAAAATACATCCGTGTTACTTCACTCATTACTTTTCACCTTCCTGCATTGTCTGCATAATCATTTTCAAATCAGCTGCCAGCCGTTCCAATTCGGCAATGCGTGTTAGCACAATTCCTAGCGCGTCATTG